GGTAATTAAAAAAATAGCTTTTGACTTTAAACTTCAAGGAGCTTTTGCTCTTAATGTTGTTTGGTCGCAGGACAGAACACAAATAGCTGAAATTTATCATATCGGAGTGGATAAGATTAGAGCAGAAAAACCTAACGAACTTGGAAAAGTTGAAGCTTACTACATTTCTTCAGATTGGTCAAATACAAGAACCAACAAACCTTATAGAGTTCCTTCCTTTAATACTAATGACAGAACTTCAGCAAATCAGATTTTATATACAGGGCTTTACAGTCCTAATATGAATGCGTACTACACGCCTGACTATGTTGCGGCTAATAATTGGGCTTTAGTAGACCAAAGAGTAGCTGAGTTTCACTTAAATAATATATCTAATGGCTTTGCAGGTTCTTTTATGATTAATTTTGCTAACGGAGTGCCTACTCAAGAAGAACGATTCCAAATAGAACAAAGTTTAGCAGATAAGTTTACAGGAGAAAAGAATGCTGGTAAGTTCATTTTGACTTTCTCAGATGACAAAACAAGAACCCCTGACATAACGGCTATTAGCCCTTCAGATTTAGACAAGCAGTACCTAGCCTTACAGGAGCTATTGGTTCAGAACATTCTGACAGGACACCGAGTTACAAGTCCGATATTAATGGGAATAAAATCAGATACAGGTTTGGGGAACAATGCAGACGAACTTAACTCGGCTGCGAATTATTATCTAAATACGGTGTGTATGCCGTTCCAAGAGCATATCATAAAGACCTTAAGAAAAATATTTACAGTTAATAATATGGATATGCCTGTAAGGTTTGAACAGCTTAAACCAATAACGACAAGATTTACAAATCAAGATTTAGCTGCTGTAATGACACAAGACGAAATACGAGAGGAACTCGGATTACCACCTCTAAAGGAAGATATTGTCGTTGATGAGGACTTTACTAAGATGGCTGAATATACTGCCTTAGATGCGTTCATAGACGAGTTTGGAGAGGATGATTTAGAAGGGTATAAATTACTTGATGAGGAAATAGTAGAAGATGAACACGAAGATTTTGATTTTGAAAAAGAGCTAAATGAAAAATATGAGTTTGCAACAGTACCTAAAGATGACAGAGATGGACTAGATGAACAGGATGGGTGGAGCAAAAAAGTAAGTAAGTTTTTTAAAGTCCGATACAAATATGACAAAGACCCTGCTCTTACAAATAAGTCAGGAACTAGAAGGGAATTTTGCAGAAAAATGATGGGTGCAAATAAATTATATAGAAAAGAAGATTTAGTAGCGTTAGACAATAAAAGGGTTAATCCTGGTTTTGGACCTAAAGGTGCTGCAACTTATTCAATCTGGCTTTATAAAGGCGGACCTCAATGTTTTCATAGGTTCATCAGAAAAATCTATGTTATGGAACTAGAAGATGCTTATACAGAAAAAGACATAACACAGTACGGTAAATTAATCTCTACGGCTAAAGCTAGAAGTCAGGGTTTTTATCCTAAGCCAAATGACAAGAAAGTAGCACAAGCACCTAGAACAATGAAAAATAACGGATATATAAAAGCAAGATAATTATGGCGTATGTACTATTCATATCAGAAGAAAAATTAAAGGATTCTACAACAATAGGGCTTAATGTAGAACCTGCACTATTACTTCCGTATATCAAAAAATCACAAAAGCTCTATGTGGAAACTAAGCTAGGCACAGACCTTAACCAAAAATTAAAAGACTTAGTAATTGCAGGAACAGTCAATGATGCAGGGAATGAAGCCTATGCAACTTTGTTAAACGACTACATAGGTGAGATGCTGCCGAGCTTTGCCCTATACATGGCAATTCCGTTTCTTCGGTTTAAGATTGAAAATGGGAATATTTACTCTAAGACTTCAGAAACAGGAACAGCTTTATCTACGGAAGAAGCACAACACCTTAGAAATGAGGTGCTTAACACAGGCGAGTATTACATGGAAAGAATGATTGATTATATAAGAAACAATACAAGTAGCTTTCCTGAATACTCTACAAACACAGGTGCAGATGTAACCCCTGACCGCAACTCCTACTACTCCAATATGAACCTTGAAAGACCGAACCAACAAGGCACTAGACTAACATTAAGAAACTTTTTGAACGCATCAGATTAATGAAAAAAAACTATAAAATAAAAGAAAAGAATTTAACTAAATTAAAATCATATCTAAAAAATGGCACTAAAACAACTGGCAAACGAAGTGGGAGATGTACTGATATTAAATACAACAATATTAAGTGTAGCGACATTCAGTAATTTAGAAACACTTTTGAAAATCGTGCTATTATTGGTATCAATATTATATACTGCAAATAAGTGGTATTACCAAAATAAGAAGCGAAATGGCGAAAAGAAAGATAATTGAAAAGGTTAAGACAGTTCATAAAAAGCGTAAAGGAGTTCATTCTAAAAATGCTTCAAAATCCCAAAATGGATATAAAACCAAGTATAGAGGTCAAGGGCGTTAATCTCTTGATAATACGAAATACTTTTACGGAAGTTTCTACTATTGGAAAGTTATACTTAAATGGTGAGTGGCTTTGTGATACTTTAGAAAATCCTTACCTTGACAATCAAAGAAATATAAGTTGCATACCAACAGGTGAATATAGTGTAAGATTAAGAACGGCAAGAGAATCAGCTACAAAAGACTATGTTCATTTATTAGTTAAAGATGTTGCGAATAGGGATTTAATATTATTTCATATCGGCAACACAGCCAAAGATACTAGGGGTTGTGTGTTAGTTGGAATAGGAACTGAACAAGACCTTGTTAAAAACTCAAGATTAGCTATGGAATTACTAATGAAAGAAATAATTAATTTAGGCGGCACAAAAATAAATTTAACCATTAAAAATAAATAAAATGAAACAGTGGATAATTAGTCAGATGCTTTCGAGCAAGAAGTTTTGGTACACTATTGCAGGAATTGTTGTACCTCTAATTGTAAGATATTTGGGTGTAGATGAAGAAACTGCAACAAATGTATTCTATGCACTCCTTACACTAGTAGTTGGTCAAGGGATAGCAGATAGTGGTAAAAAATAATCGTTACCGACTTAAACCCCACGAGGTAGCTGCCTTGCAGAAAATGCGAGAAACTGAAACTAGAAACATTTTAGTTGTCGGAGATTTACATTTGCCCTTCTGTTTAGACGGCTACCTTGATTGGTGTTTAGAACAATATGAAAACTTTAATTGCAACCAAGTTGTATTCATTGGCGATATTTTAGACAATCACGCCTTTAGCTACCACGAGCCAGACCCTGATGGGCTTTCGGCAGGTTATGAGTTAGAAAAATCAATCAAACAAGTTTCTGAATGGTACAATGCTTTTGAGTATGCAGATGTTTGTATTGGTAACCACGACAGAATGGCTGCTAGAAAAGGAATGTCAGGCGGTATTCCTGCTGCTTGGATTAAGACTTACAATGAGGTTTTAGGAACTCCTAATTGGAATTGGGTAGAAAATGTTACCTATGATGATGTACTTTATGAACACGGAGAAGGTGGTCAAGCTCAAACCAAAGCAAAAAATAATCTGATGTCTAGCGTTTGTGGTCATACTCATACTGAAGCATATTGCAAATGGTTTGTTGGTAAAAGGTACAGAATTTTTGCTATGCAGGTTGGGTGTGGTGTGGATGCTGATACTTATGCAGCAGCTTACGCTAAAAACTTCAAGAAACAAGCCATCGGTTGTTCAGTCGTTATCAATAACGGAACGCTACCTATTAATCTTTTAATGCCTTTGTAATGGAAGAAAACCCTCAGCTAAAAATATTTCTGTTTTATTTACTTATTATATTAATAGTCCTAGCTATTGCCTTGTAGTACCCCCTCTAAGCCGTTTTAAGCACTTTCTTTTCTTTTTAATGGTAATATATTACACAGCACTTAAAGTCGCTCCCTCAGTCAATACCTAATTGTTAATAACTTTGTAAATAAAAGTGTTTATATAGTTGTTAATTAAAATATTTGTTATATATTTGTACCATAATTAATTTAAAAAAAGAATATGAAAACAAATTTTAAAATGAAAGAGGCTACAAACAAAGAAGAAGCTATTATATCTATATTAGATGTAATGAAAGAAAACCCACTTTGGCTTAATAAAGTAACAGACAGTTTGGCTATACTATTAAAAGCTCTTGAAGAAGAACATAGACAGTTTTTATTAGAGAAGTCAGTAGATGAACAAGTTATTGATTTATTTGTTAAGCTAAAAACCGAATACTACAACTTTAAAGACAATACAGTATGGAGTTAAAAGACGCTGAATACCAAGAATGGTTTGATGAACCTCAAAATGACTATTGGTCAAAGAAACCATTAGACAATAAAAAAGTACTATGTGAATATTGGTGCTTAAAAAATGACCCTGATGTAAAAGTCATTGGTACTGAATTACAATGCTACAACTTATTTACTAAGATGCTTAAAGAAGAAGGGTGGCAAATTAAATTAGATTACCAAGATGAATTACTCCCTGAATACCTTGAAGCATACCAAGATAATAATAAGAAACCTTTAATCATAAACTTAAAAACAGATGAATAAAAAAGAATTGGAAGAACAGCTAATGAAAATGCCTGAATTGGAACAGGAAGAAAAAATAGAAAAACATAAATGGCTTAACAATATTAATACATTTCAAGCCTATAAAAATGAATTATGTTTAAGAGGTATAGATGAAGATGGTAAAGACCTGACAATTTGGTTTGACAGTTATGATTTTTTAAAATGGATTGATG